CTGTTATTAAAGGTATGGTATATGACAAAGATATTAAGAGTCTTGTCATAACATACGAGGTTGATGTTGAAGGACGTAAAACAACCAACAATATTACAGTACCTGTAATGGACTTGTTTAATGAGTGGGATGTTAAAAATTACGAAACCAATTCAGCTATTAAACTTGTTAGAAATGATAGAGATATGGTTAGTGCAGATAACCATACTGACATATTATCAGCAAGAGTTATATTGGCTGGAGAAGGAAATGATGTAGACCATGCAGACAACTTGTTAACTATAAGTAATAATGGTTTGTACGTTGGTGGAGATAAAGTAAGAAACTTCATTAAAAAGGAAACAAATGATGTTTCAGAAACTCTTAAGAATAACATTAAAGCAATAGGTAAAATTGTTACTGGAAAAGATAATGTTACTGATGGAGAAAATTATCAAGACCTAAATGCTGGTACAACTAACGAGATTTTACAGAATGCGACAAGTTTAGTAGATGCAGACCGTAAATTAGCAGATGAATTAAAAACTGTTAAAGAAAATATAACTAACCTTTATAACGGTTCAGATACTTATTCAAGTAGTGTTTCTGCTAAGAAAGAGAATGGTAGTAATGTAAATAAATTAGCAGTAGATGTACGTTTAGCACATTACAATGGTACACATGGTTCAGAAGGACAAAGTGACACTGGTAATGAGAATGTAGAAGTACAAAATACAAGCGAAATCGGTCATGATTACAACCTTATCAAAATAGTACATGTTAAGGATTCTAAAGAAAATGCTGATTCTAATGGACTTTATTTTGATGGTTCTATTGATTACGGAACATTCTAAAAAATAAATTATAATCTTACTGTGGAATACTTATCTACAGTAAGATTTAAATATTAATAAAATAATTATAATTTTATATACAATGAGACATTTACAACTTCGGAGAAGTAACAATATCTATAATACAATAGATGAAGCTAAGGCAGCTCTTACTGGTCAAAGTGCAAATCTTTTAGATGGTGAACCAATTGTAGTAAGTTACAAGGATGCAACAGCAACAGAATCTAATGGAGTTGCACAAATTATTGGTTTTAAAATCAAAAAGAATAACGTTGACACAATCTATACATTAAATCTTCAGGATATCATAAAGAAATCCAAACGAGGCGAAACTATTAAAGAAATTAAGCGTTTGGAAGATACTGATGGACAATATTCTAAGACAGCAGAGGATGCACATCCTACAAGTGGTGACACAGTATCATCTGACAAATACGTTATAACAAAAGAAACTGTTAAACCAGACGGTCAGATAGAAACAACAAGGGATGCGTTTAAATTGATGTACACAAACGTATCACCAGTTAACTTGAAAGTTCCAGAAACTATTGGTGATATTGAAGCTGGTACTACTGCTGGCTCTTTGAACAATTATACATTATCAGAGATAATTGATAAATTAATTTTTAAAACGATTTATCCAACAGTTACAGAACCTACTGCAACAATTGCTACCGATAAGTACTCTAACGGTGCATCTGTTAAGATTGGTTCAGAGGCGCTTGCAGACAGTAATTTATCTGTAACACTTAATCAGGGTAATGTACATGTAGAAGATAAAGTAACCGCTGATATTAGATATGTCGGTGCAAAGACAAGTGAAACACATACAAACAATAATGGTGCCATGACAACTGGTACAAAAGTTGACAGAGCTAACAATAAAACTGTATATGCTACATTAGGTGCTTTTGTTTACAAAGGTACAGCTAATTATGCAGCTGGTGCAACTATACGTACATCAAAGGGAGATAGTCCAAACCCAATTAAAACTACTAATGGGGGTAATGTAGCAAATCCACATCCAGCAGGTAGCGTATCAACAAGCAATAACATTACAATTAATGTAACAGCACCTGTTTCAGCGAATACTGGTAGTACTTTCTCAACTAACCTCGTAGAACTTCCATTACAGGCTTGGACACAGGCTTGGATATATCAGGTTCAATTCCCTAATACAGACAACGCTAATCCTCTTGTGATTAAAACTCCAAAGAAATTAACAGCAGCAAATGCATTTAACACTATTAGTGGCAAATATGATGTTAATAAACTGAGCGGTTTTGGTACTCCTGTTGAAAGCGATGAAACTATATTTACTGATTCAACTGGAAGTGCTGTGAAAGTTAAGTATTATACATATACTTGGAAAGGCGGTGCTTTAGCATCTGTTAAATTTGAACTAAAAATGAATTAATAGTAAGAAACAATGGCTGAAAAAAATTTCGTATTACATAGTAATAGTATTGCATTACCAGCACCAATGATGGCTGGCTCATCAGACCCTGTTGATGCAAGATATATTGTTAAAACAAAGGCTAACTTAACCGCTGGTGCAAGTACATGGAACACATCTGGTAATTACGCACTCATCCATATCGGTATGACTGTTTATGTTGCTGATGAAAAAACACAGTATATGTATGTTGGACCAGAGGATGCACAAAATGGTGTATTACTGTCTGAAACACAAAAATTAGAAAACTGGAGACCAACTTCAACTCCTAACTTTAATCCTGATGGTATAATTAAGAATGTTAGTGTAAATGGTACGGCTGGTACAGTTTCTAATGGTGTAGCAAATGTAACAATAAATCCAAATACATTAACTCTTGGTAATGATTATGATACAACCAATTTAGAAGCGTCAGAACCGTTAACAATCAGTGGCACTGATAGTGTAAACAAAGCATTCAAAAAGGTTAATAAAATAATCCTTGACAATGAGAAAGTAGTTGCTGCTTCACTTAATGACCTTAACACAAGAACAAAGGAATTAAGCGGTAAAACTGTTACTGAATTAACAAGTTCTAATAACACTATTGGTTTTACTCGCACTAAAAAATCTGATGGTACTATTAATTATGATTTAAGTGTAATAGGTGGAGGCGGAGGCGCTACCACAAATGCAAAAACATACGATTTTGCTACAACAACCGATGCAAATCACAATGTTAAATTTGAAAAAAATGAATCTGGTAATTTAACAAATGTTAGTGCAAATATTGATATTTATGATTGCGGAGAATATTAAACTTAATAGATAAATAAACAACAAAAAAAGACTATAGTATTAATGCTATAGTCTTTTTTTATTTTAATAAGAAACATCCACTTCCTGTGGTACTGAAATATCATCAAATACATATCCACCTGTTGAAGGTTTTTTATCTGGAATGTTGTTAAAATAGAAGTGCAAATCAGAACCCATAGTAACAATTGATGTGATATAAGAAGGTATAACACCATCCTCTTCAAATGCCTCTACATCTTCTGGAGTAATCTTTTCCAATGCTTCCAAATAACGAGTATTTTCCAATTTATAAGTTTCATTATCTTCTTGAGAACGTTCCTCGTAATACTTATTAACTAAACCATCCCAATCTATTCCACACTCATCAACAAAAGGAGGACGTTCGTTAATTTTTAACCAGAACTCTATTTCTTTCCTCTCAGGGGTCATAAGTGCCTCATAGGTATCTTGGTCAGTAGGCTTGTTTGGAAAGCCGTGAACAAGCTTAGATTCGCTCTCAGTGAAGAATTTTCTATCCTTTGGATTAGTTATAAGAATTTCATTTCTAATATCTGGTGAAAAACATACCAAAAGTGGACGTATTCGATTATTGAATTGTGAAATATATTTATCAACATTATATTCAATAGGTTCATAACCTAAATCCTCGATTTCACTACATAAAATATCATCTTCACTATTAATAATATCAGAAGGAACAATTTGACAATTTAATATAATCTCATCTTCTTCACGTTTAATGAAAGGTTTAAGCATTTCCTTTTTGTCTTTTGTCTTAAGATTCTTATAAAGAATACCTTGTTTCTCGCAAATCGGACTTACCAATTGTCTTATAACCTTAGCTGTAAGTTCTACTTCTTCACCATCTATGATAGTATATTGATGAGTAATACGCTTAACATCTGATTGGCTCTTCTTAACACCCGTATTGATATAATATATTGTATCACTTACCTTTACAGGTATATTCTCTTTAAGAGCTAATTCATACCATGCTTGACGTGATTTTTTACTACCACTCTTTGTAAGAGTTTTTGAATCAGCAATATACTCTTCCATGGTCTTTTTAATATTACCTTTGGAAGCAATATCTCTCACTGGAATTTGATAATTGTAAATTTGCTCGATATAATTATAATAATTCTCAAGGAACTTATAGCCATTATCATGAAGAAGCAAGTCAATACCTGTATCAATAAACTTTTCAAGATATCCAGACATCTTACGTGATTTAATAGTGTTACCTACTTTCTTCGTTTTACCATCTGGCATGAGGTCAGCATAGTTCTTACGTGCAAACTGAATGCAAGCATCGCAATACTCGTCTATTCCAAGACCCATTTTATTAACTCCACCATTCCATGCATGAGTAAAATAAGTATCTTCAAATTCTGCTACATCAGCATCAACACGTGTATATGCTTTACCTTTTATACTATTACGCCCACCACCAGTACTTATATACGGATGTTCGTTATTATATCTGAATTTATCTTCTTCTGGCATTTGGAAGTTAAAACCATCAGTGTTAGAAACAATGTTCATTCCTAATGCATTTACAACTGTCCCATCCAAAGATATATCATAAACATAATCATTTGTTCTACCTAAATTATTAATTTTCACCATATTTCCAAATATATTTAATTAATCCACAATCCCATATTTTATAAGCACCAATCTCTTTCGTCATTTCATTTTCTGTTAATGATAATGATAGTCCATATTTTTTATGCAATTTACTTTTTCTAAAATTGAATTTATGTAATCTATTTTTTACTCCATTCATAAAATAAGAATAATTAGGTGGTAAGATTTTATCTAATTTAAAGCCTACTAAATTATAAAAATTTTCATGTAATACTGTGGACCAGCGTCTGTCTGCAAATGAAATTATTTCTAACGGACAATAATGTGAGATAAACCAGTGGAAAATTTTACCACCAACACCAATACAATTTAAGTCTATATCTGTAGCGAACCTATTTAGAATCCACTTATTATTGCTATTTTTAATAAAGTTCATAACACCGACTAAATTATCTTCATAATAACAACCTATATATATCGTTGCTTTAGATGCACCTTGGATATGATTTTTTTCAAGAAAATCTTTCGACAATTTATAATCTATTTGTTTAACAATACATTTCCTACCATAAATTTTGTTTCCTTTTTCATTACTTTGATAGAGGATATGCTTAATTTTAGAAAAAACAATATCTTCTTTATGTAATAATTCATCTTCGAAAATCTGAATCAGTCTTATACCTTGTCTTTCGCACTCAATAGTTTTATTTAAATGATAATTTTTATCACAACGAAACATTCCAGAATGCCAAAAAAGACCATTATACTCTATTGCTATGTTTAAAGATGGGATATAAATATCTAACTCTTTTCCATTAAGTATTTTCCTATCATTATATTTTATTTCAATATTAGGTAAAATATCTTTAATAAATTTGGATATTTTTTTCTCTCCATATGACGTATCCGAAAAACAGTTCTGACATCCACCAAAAGGAGAAGTCAAGTGGTCACAAGCTATTTTTTGAAAAGTATTACCACATTTTTTGCATTTAATTGTTAATACAGAATGACTATTTTCATATTCATTTTGTATATAAGGGAATGAGTAATTATTAAATCTCTTATTAGACTCTTCAACAAAATGGTTGTAATTATTTTTATTCCAATTTATAGAATATTGTTTTCCACACATGGGGCACCCTTGACCTTCAAGATGCCTTTTTGCCAACTGAAAGAAATCTCCATGAATGGGACATGAAATTTGTATTTTATGATGAATACCAGAAAAATCATTATAGTATTTATATTTGAAATTATGTATACTATTGGCACGTTTAATAAATTCTTCATTTGTCATTCTCTTTACATTAGAACAAGCAGGGCATCCATTGCCATTAAGATGTGAGTTTGGGGTTTGCCAAAACTCTCCATGCTTAGGACAAATAATACATATTTTAGTATGATTATTGATATATATGGATTTATCATAATTATACTTATTATTATGTACTAAATTAGCTTGTTTAACAAAATCTTCTAAAGTTTTCTTCTTACCCATAGATTAGAGTCCATTATAACGTTTATAAAGAAATAACAAGCCAGCTTTAACTGATTTAGAACATATCATATCTAAACCATAGTTATTAAAAAACTTGTTAAAAAGTTCATATGATTTCTTATCCATATTAATTATTTTTATAGGTAATTTTGTTAAACTATTTGATTTTATTAAATGGACAATTCTTTCGATATATTTTAATGAAATATTTGTAACTGACTTGTTATCAGTATAAATATTATATTTATAATATTCCAAATCTGTTTTTGAATTAACCTCAGATGGTTTAATTTTATTTCCTTCTTTATTGTAAAGACTGTGGTCTTCTGTAACATCAATTAATGTATTATTATCAGTAACTCTATATATGTCTTTTGATGTTTTATGACGATATATATAGGAAGGTTCAACCCATCCTGAATTACAAAGTACTTTAAAAGACTTTTTAGATGTATCGTATTCTCTACCTAAAGCATCAATTTGGATTTCATCTTTATTAATAACGTCTTCTATAGGAACAATATCAATTAAACCAGAATTATCATACTTAATAAAAATAGGTGTATCTCCTGTAAATGAATCTCCTACAACAGGTGTATAACCAATATTAGTAAAGTGAGAAATCATAAGTCGCAAAGACATACGTCCAATACAAGTTGTTTTCTCTGCTGCATCAATATCTCCAAATGGAAATACCATAGGACATCCATAAGAACCAAAGAAACCATTACCTAATACTTTTAGAGGTAGCTGTTTTTTATCATTACCAATCTTTTCAGCTTTCCAATATCTAACGGATTCTAATAATTTATTAATTTCATCTTCGGATAGACCAGTAGCATTAGCAATCTCATCTTTAATTTCATCGGCTTTTGAACCAGCCTGATTCTTTAAGTCCTTATATTTCTCTCTTTGTGTAAGAATGTACTCAAGGAGATACAACATAATATTCATTACATCAAGAGATGTAGAAATATTCCATGTAAGAATAATAGAAGGATAAAGAGAATTAAAATCTAACTTTACAATACGTGAAACATAACCAGTAATAAGAAGGCGTGAAAGACCACCCGTAAACTTTCTATTAGAAGTCGTAGACGGAATAGCTAATTCATTCTCATAACACCATGCAAGCATAATAAGCTTCCACACTCCAGCAGTACCCATAGTACAAGTACGAGAGAAAGAAGTAGGAATCATCTTCCCGACAAGGAAGTTAGACTCGTTAAGTTTAAGTTCGACTTTATCAGTTTCCCACAAGTCATCATATAGATAACGTTCAACGATATATTTACCAGATTTTAAAACATATCCATCTCTTAATGGTTTACTATCTGTAACTTTATACCAATCTCCATTATCATCATTAAATGCATATACTTCATCTGTTATAGCCCATGTTTGATTAATTATATCACCAGGAACATATACACGATTCTGTTTATTCAAACCTAAATACTTAGTGACATATTTCAAATTAGATGACTTCATACTTGAATCAAGAGCTTGCGCTCTACGAGCTGCGTGCATAGAGTCAATAATATTAGTACCCCACATAATAGTCGGATAATAATATTCCATTTCACCACCAAGTTTCAGAACACTCTGTTTTTTCTTCTTGTAAATAGGATGTCTATTAAGATACTTCTCAGAAAGTTCAGAGAAATCAACTCCGTGTTCCTTACAACGAATAATAATAAAGTCCCAGTCGAAGTTTTCAGAGTTATGACCTGCAACGTTGTCTGGTTTATCTTCGGAAAGAATCCTAACAAATTCCTCAATAGCTGCCATTTCGGATTTCCACTTTTCTTCTTTATTATTACCAGTTATATTAATAATTTTTTGAAATCCTTTATTATTACGATAACCAATCTGACTAATCATGTGATACTTAGCGTTAAGACCCTCAGTTTCAAGGTCAAATGTAGTTCTCTTTAAGTCATCATAATTATCATATCCCTTAAAAAGTCTTTTACCTGTTGAAATCATAAATTGTTCAACAGGACTACATGTCATAAATTCTTTACTACCGCCTATTGCATCATCGTTTTTCTTTTTCCTTTCATATATAGGAACACCAGATTCCTGAAAGAACATCATAAAGACTTTATATGACATCTTTCTGTACGAATAAAAAAGAAATTTATAACCTTCATCAAGACGTGAACTAACACTTCCATCATCACCCTGAGTTTGAAGAGCTTTGATTTTGATTCCGTATTGGCGAAGTTTTCTAATAAATAAACTCCTATCTCCACCAAACATTCTTTGACAAGCACTATTTTTAACCCAAACAAAAGGATAAAAATTTTCACGTTTAACACGCTTGTCACCATTTTCATTAACATAGATAATACTTGCCGTATTATCATCATAACCACACTCTATGGATATAATTCTCTCCATAGGGTCATGACCATTGAGAAACCTCTCAACTTCTTCAGGTGTAATTTTCTTCATGAAT